CTCGGAGAGCGTCCTATTTTTCGATTGGCAAAAAATCGTATTCGGAACCATTTATCATAGCGGACGAGATAATCAGCCCTTTTGTTCCGTGATACGTGAATAGGCGCGCCTCAAGGAGAGAACTTTGAAATTCATATCTACCGTTATCGCTCTAATGTTGCTGACTGCTTGTGCAACCACGCCAGTTCCGTCAGGAAAGGCGGATCCCGTGCCAAGCTCGCGCCTGTTCGCATATCAGAAGCCAGCCTCCGGTGACGCTGTCTTGATCGTTACCCGTGATTCCGGCTTTGTTGGTGGCGGCTGCAACACATCAGTGAGCATCGACGGGCGAAAAGCTGCCGAGATTGGTTCTGGTGAAACTGCAAAGTTCTACGTTTCCGCCGGTGAGCACATCGTCGGCGCATCATCATGCGGCAGCGGCCTTAAAGAGCGGGAAGCCAACATAAAGGCTGGTGCCACCAAGAAATTCAGGATATCCATCGACTCATCAATGAGCATGGACTTATCACCCACGATGCAATGACAAAGCCGCCTACGGGCGGTTTTTTTATGACCGGAGAAAGCTGTGGCAGCGACGGCAAGTAACAACCAAGCTATGACAACCATTCTTCTCTCAGGCCCGCTTATCAAGCTGTTTGGTCGCGTTCATCGCCGAGAGCTCGGCAGCAAGTCAGTGGGCGAGGCATTCAAAGCGCTGAAGTGCACGATCGAAGGATTCGAAGGCGCTATTAAAGATCTTGAGCGCAAAGGGATGCGTTTTGCGATTTTCAGAAACCGGAAAAACGTAGCTGAAAAAGATTTCGGTCTCGGCGGGACCCAAGAGATTCGCATCGTCCCAGTCATTTCCGGGAGCAAACGAGCAGGCCTGCTTCAGACGATCATTGGCGCAGTTCTGGTCGTGGCCGGCTCGTACTTCGGTCAGCCTTGGGCCGTGCAGTTGGGTGCCGGGCTGGTGGCTGGTGGTGTGATACAGATGCTCAGCCCTCAAGCGAAGGGCCTGAAGCAAAGCGCATCCCCAGAAAACTCACCGTCCTACGCCTTCGGAAGCGCCAAGAACACCACGGCCAGCGGCAACCCCGTACCGATCTGCATCGGAGAGCGCCGGTGGGGCGGGATGATCATCTCGGCCTCGATCTTGGCGGAAGACAAAATCTGAATTCTGAATGGCTTTATGACATTATCTGGATTTAGCTAGGGATCGATAAGTGATGAATAAAGTCGTTCATTTCGTTGAGGTAGAAAATAAGTTTGAGGCGACGTGGTCTTATGAGTGCGAGCCAATTCCGGATGTTTCCATAGATTCCATTGCGTACTTACTTTTTTCTGATGAATCTGGCTTTTGGCTTGGAGAAGTAAATCGCTGGAGTGATGTGAGACAGGTTCAAAATAATATCCACGGACGGCGTTGGATTTTTAATTTCGGTAGAGGAAGAGGCTTCGGATCTCATGCAGCTGATCTCAAAAAATTGTGTAATCGAAATCTGTCGGATGCCGACCTTTTCACGATTAATGGGCATCTCTTCTCTTTTAACGCGCCCGTAGAAGATCCTGATATCAAAAACGTTTTAGCATTGGATCTTTCTGAAGCTCGAGATGCCGTAGCAAACTATTATCGTGTTGAGTCAAGACAAATCGAAATTCTCATAAAGAGTAATTAATTACCATCACCCGCTTCGGCGGGTTTTTTTATGCCTGGAGGAAAGCATGGGCGCAGCAGCACAGATCGATATCAGCGGCGAGAAGGGTGGCAGCAGCAAGCCGAAGTCGCCGACCGAAGCCAGCGACAGCCTGCGCTCTACCAACTTGGCAAAGCTGCTGATCGCCGTGGGCGAGGGCGAGTTCGACAGCGTCCCGACCGATTACGACATCTACCTGGACAACACACCGATCCGCGATGCCAGCGGCAACTACAACTTCCCGAACGTGAAGTGGGACTGGCGGCTAGGCTCGGTGGATCAGACGTACATCCCGGGTATTCCATCTGTGGAGAACGAGACGTCGCTGAACATTGAACTGCGCAGTGATTCGCCGTGGGTGCGCTCGATCACCAACACTCAGCTATCCGCCGTGCGCATGCGGTTGGCCTGGCCAGCGCTGCAACGGTCTGATGACCAAGGCAACGTCGGCGGCTACCGCATCGAATACGCAATCGACGTGGCCACCGATGGCGGCTCCTATCAGCAGGTGCTGGTGGATGCGGTCGACGGCAAGACCACTACGCGCTACGAGCGCTCGCGCCGCATCGATTTGCCAGACGCCGCCACTGGCTGGCAGATCCGCGTACGCCGCCTCACGCCAAACCAGAACACCAACAAGATCGCCGACACCATGCTGGTGGCCGGTTACACCGAAGTCATCGACGCCAAGCTGCGCTATCCGAACACCGCGCTGCTTTACATCGAGTTCGACGCCGAGCAGTTCACCAACATCCCGGCGGTGACCGTGAAGTGCAAGGCGCGGCGCTGGATGGTGCCGAGCAACTACGACCCGATCCTGCGCACCTACACCGGGACGTGGGACGGCTCGATGAAATCGGCCTGGACCAATAACCCGGCGTGGATCACCTACGGTATCTGTACTGAAGAGCGCTTCGGCCTGGGCAAGCGCATCAAGCCGTTTATGGTCGACAAGTGGGAGCTGTACCGCATTGCCCAATATTGCGACCAGTTGGTGCCGAACGGACTGGGCGGCCAGGAACCGCGCTTTCTCTGTGATATGAACCTGCAGGGCAAGGCTGATGCCTGGTCGCTGCTGCGTGATATCTCGGCGATTTACCGGGGCATGACGTACTGGGCGCAAGGTCAACTGGTGATGCAGGCAGACATGCCGCGCGCGCAGGACTTCGACTACGTCTTCACCCGGGCAAACGTCATCGACGGCAAGTTCTCCTATGGCAGCGCCTCGGCGAAAACCCGTTACACCCGAGCGCTGGTCAGCTACGACAATCCGGCGAACAACTACGACACCGACGTGATTCCGTTCGCAGACCTGGATCTGCAACGCCGCTACGGCGACCGCCCGACAGAGCTGAGCGCCATTGGCTGCACCCGCGCATCCGAGGCCCAGCGGCGTGGCAAGTGGGCGATCCTCAGCAACAACCAAGACCGCACCGTTTCGTTCAAGACTGGTATGGAAGGAGTGATCCCACTGCCGGGCCATATCATCCCGGTGGCGGATTCGCTGCTGGCTGGTCGTGAAGTGGGCGGCCGAATCTCGGCGGTGGCGGGGCGGGTGATCACGCTCGATCGCGACACCCAGGCTAAGGCCGGTGATCGTCTGATCATCAACCTGCCGGGCGGACGCGCCGAAGGCCGTACAGTGCAAAGCGTCAACGGCCGCGCCGTTACCGTCACGGTCGCCTACAGCGAGCTGCCGGTGGCGCAGTTGCAATGGGCGCTCGATGCCGATGACCTGGCCATTCCGCTATATCGCGTGCTGCGCACCAAGCGCACCACCGAGGGTGACTACGAAATCAGCGCGCTCCAGTTCGAGCCGAGCAAGTTCGCTTTCATCGACACCGGAGCGCGCTTGGAAGAACGCCCGATCAGTGTGATCCCGATCACTGTGGTTCCGGCGCCGGCGAGCGTTTCGCTGTCGTCGACTTCATCGGTGGTGCAGGGGCTGGCCGTGGCCACCATGACGATCACTTGGCCGGCCGTGGATGGCGCGGTTGGCTATGACGTCGAATGGCGCAAGGACAGCGGCAACTGGATCAGGCTGCAGCGCACCGGGATGACCAACGTCGATGTGGTCGGCATCTACGCCGGGGCCTATGTGGCCAGGGTGCGCGCGGTGAGCGCCTTCGACATCACGTCGCCGTGGCGCAACTCGATCCTGACCAACCTCAGCGGGAAGCAGGGGTTGCCGCCGGCGCTGGCTTTCTTGACCGCAACACCGTTGCTGTTCGGCATCTATCTCAAGTGGGGTTTCCCTGCTGGTGCCGAAGACAGCCAACGCACGGAGATCTGGTACGGCCCGACGACCGAACTGGATGCCGCGACCAAGCTGACAGACCTGGCCTATCCGCAGAGTGATTTCTCCATGCTCGGCCTGCGCGCCGGCGTGACCTTCTACTTCTGGGGCCGAATCGTCGACAAGATCGGCAACATCGGGCCGTGGTATCCGATCGGGCTTGGCGTGCAGGGGCAATCCAGCTCCGATGCCGCTGCCATTCTGGAAATGATCGCCGGCCAAATCACGGAAACAGAGCTTGGCCAGGACCTGCGAGACGAGATCGACAAGATCCCAGGCTTGCAGGCGCAGATCGATGCGCTGGATGGTTTGAAGGGTTACGACCCCGAAGCCACCTATGAGGAGTACGACCTCGTAGTGCAGGGCAAGCGGATCTATCAGGCCACTGGCCCGGTACCGCTCAACATGCCGCCGCCGAATCCAATCTACTGGCTCGATGTGGGGCAGACGGTGGAAACCGCCAATGCGCTTGCTCAGCAAGTGGCGACCAACACCGCCGAGATCATCGAGATCGATGGCGTTGTTACTGCCCAGGCCACGGCGTTCGAAGCCCTTCGCGCCTCCTATCGAGACGATGACGGCGCTGGCGATCTCGCGGACGCGATCAAAAGCTACACCAGCACCGCTTCGCTTGCGTCTGAATCGAAGGTTCGAGCCTCCGAGAACGAGGCAACGGCAAGGCGCCTGACAACCTTTGACGCAAAAATTGGAGAGAACGCGGCGAACATCACCGAGCTGGAGGAGGTGGTGGCCACGAACGAATCGGCGACCGCGACGAAGATCGACCAGTTGAATGTTTCCGTAGGGGAAAACTCTGCGGCCATTCAGCAGACGTCCACAGCCTATGCGAACACGGCGGGCAAGCTGAACACGATGTGGTCGGTGAAGATGCAGGTCACAGCCAATGGGCAGTACGTCGCGGCGGGCATTGGGCTTGGCATTGAGAACACCGGGGCAGGATTGCAGAGCCAGTTCCTGGTTAGTGCCGACCGTTTCGCCATCGTCAACACCATTGCTGGCGGCGCAATTTCGGTGCCGTTTGCAGTGCAGGGCGGGCAGGTGTTCATGAACTCGGCGTTCATTCAGGACGGTAGCATCACGATGC